ATTAGCACCTAAAGTAGCATCAACATAAACTCTGTAATCTTCACTTACATCAAAAAATTCATCTCTTCTTACATCTTTAATATTTATACCATTAAGTATTGTAGTGCCACTTGAATTTACTAATGTTATTTTTTCACCTATCTTATTTTGAAACCAATCTCTATTAGCATTTGTTCCTAATACATTAACAAAGTCATCACCATTACTACCACTCCATGTTATAGGTTGTGTTGAGCCATTATGAAATGGTGGATCAACTAATGTATCAGCAGTATTAGCAGCAGTTTCAAATGTAGATGTATTAATCTTTGAAATTGGTAAACCTTTACCATATTCAGTATTTGTAATGTAATCTAAAAAACATAAAGCTGGATTATCAGACCATTCATAAGTTGATACTGTTCCAAATGTTTGACCTGAATCTCTAGGATCAAAAACTTTTTTTCCCTTTACTTGTACTGTCAATTGTGGAACACCTGACCACATACCTTCTTTATCATATCCATAATGTGCTGCTATATAACAAACACCATCTAATCTATGTGCTGAAGTCCAATTTGGCATTGATGCAACAAGCATCGGATCAGCAGTTTGCGAAGCTGCTCCATGATGTAAATTCATAACATACCTATACTTAGCAGTAGGACTTGTTCCAAAAGTACCACCTGCAAGATTTAAACTATTTGTACCATTTTGTGATACTGAATTTAATGAACCATTACCTGAACTTATTTTATCTGTTCCAATATAACCACCTTCATCAAATCTAGCAGAATCAGTAAGTGGGTTGCCATCTAGTTCTATTGTTTTGCCTAGTATTTCTTCACATTCTCCAACTGCTAAAGCATATACAACATACAAATCTCTTGAATCATTTGCACTTGTATCCATATAGATTATTTGTGTACCAACTCTACGAGTACCATATATGACTGGTAATTTTCCACCAGCAGAAGTTTTGTTTGCAAGTATGTCCTGACCTTTTGCCAACATTTGTCGTGCTTGTAAAAAACCTTTTACACCAACTACAAGTGTTGCAGCTTGTAAAGCGAATCTTACAGGATTGCTTACTGCATATTTTAAAATTGCTGAACCTACTGCTTTAAAAAAACTAACTACTGCATTAAAGACCATTTACATTCCCCACCTAACATCTTGTTTTGTTTGTGTAGCAAATTCCATCCCTTTATCACCACTACTAAAAGACTGTTGTGATTCATCAGAAAAATGCCTCCCTTTTGTTAGATTCCAGTTAGACCAATGTGAAGCAACAGTCATACTTAAAACAGAATCATCTATATTTTCTTTTAGAGATACATTTCTAATTTGTCCTGTAAAATAATTTATAGCACCTACAATAGTTTCGTTAGCATCAAAGTAAGCTAAATAAATTTCAACTGTTTTATCTGTAAATGCACCGCTTTGTACTAAAGACCTAACTTGATCTGTAATATTTGAAAATCCAATATTTACTTCATCAACCTGTAATTGTCCTGTTTCAGCAGTTGTATCTACTGTAAGAAAAGAGCCACCAGCTTCATAAGTATTAGAATCAAAAACAACATTAGTATAGAAATCAGTCAATCTAATTGTTGATGATAAATTAAGTTCAACCAAGAAAGCTGTTTTAGTTGCTGTTGATGATACTTGTGTTTGTAAAGCTGTTGATAAACTTCTTGGCATTAGCTAATAACCTCTCTAACATCAAATGAAATAGTATATAAACCACTAGCATCTGTTGAATACATAATTTCATTATTTTGTAGATATACAG